TATGATTCAATCATTGCAGCATATTTTTGATCCATTGCTCGTTGAACTGATTCATATTTCATTTTCTTTTTCTTTTTAGCTTGAGCTCTTGTTGAAAATGCATATGGTGTTTGATATCCAGCTATAGCGCCTGTTACATTTTGTTCTCCTAAATCTTCTTCTCCTAGTGCAGCTTGTTGTTGTTTTAATTTTAAAATTTCTTTTTCGTTTTCAACTTCTTGATCAGTTGCTTCATTAGCTTGATCTGCAGCCTGCTTCATCGGCTCTTCTTTATCACCATCATCATCTAAATCTAAAAAGTCAGGTTTAACATCTTCTTTTTTCATAGCTTTTTTGATAGCTTTATCTTTTACGCCCATGTATTCTTCTTCTGGTGATTCTTGGTTACCATCACCATCCCAATCTTTTTCATTTAATTCTTTAAATTTTGATTCTATTTCTTTTAAAAATGATTTCATTTATTTACCTCTTTTAATTCTTTTATTAAATCAAAATATCTTAATATAGTTAATACATGAGACTCTTTAATTGTTTTAATTGTCTCAACATTACATAGCATTTCTGATAATTTATCTACTTTAATTTTTGTAGCAGCGTCTGTAATTTTTACAACTTGTTCTTTTAATTCTTTTTTTATTGACGGTATAATTTTTTCAAAATATTGTTTCATTGATTCTGAATCATTAACGTGAACTATATATTTGTTTAATACGTTTTTTTGATTTTCATCTAATCCTGAATATTTTTTATTAAATTTATCAACTAACATTTTATATGCTAACAATCTAACTTCTTTATCATGCTTCTTATATTTTTCAAGAATAACATCTGTTTCATGTATTTGTTCTGTTTTTCCTAATAAATGATTAACAATAGAACTTTTACATTCTAATAATTGATTTGGATTATCAACTTCATTATATTCGAATAATTTATAAATTGAAGCTAATTCTTTATAATTATTTATTCTAATTTTTGAAATTTTAGAAAAATCAAAATTTTCTGATATTTCTTTAACTAAATTATATCGTTGTCTTCTCAATGTACTTTTGTTTAGTTTATTATGAGATTCTTTGCAACTTCGAATATAATCTAAAGATTGTGCTTCTGTTTTAAATGACTCTTTGATCAATGAATTGTATAGTTGTAACTCTTTTGATAATACATTATTTTTACCAAAATATTTTTTTATTATTTCTACAGTAACTGTCTTGTCAGACGTTAATGTTTCAGATGTGAGTTTTCTAACTAACATTTCAAAAAGAATGGCAGTATTTTTGTACTTTGAATGTTTAAGATTTTTCATGTTAGTTCATAGTTCTTTTCATATAAATATAATCTAAATTATAAAATATTGTTTTCATCTAATAATGATCCAGTATCAGATGATTCATTTTGTTTTTCAGATAATATTTTAGATGTTTTTTTATTTATTTTTTTTAAAATATCAGCATTTTCGGCAGCTACAGATATTGATCTAGTTTTATATCTAGAATCAGGTTGGAATGTTGTTGCTTGTTTTATTGTTTTTGCTCCTACTGGATCCCATCCCATATGATTTTTATGCTGGCCATATTTAATTCCTTCTGGTGGTCTGCCACCTTGATCTTTATCCATTACATCATCATGACTCATATGTATCGAAGCTAAGTCATGCGGAGTACCATATGATATTCCTGTTAATGTTGGATCATTTCCTTCTTGTTCAATTTGATTTTGTCTGAAACGTAATTTTAAATCTTCTATTATATTATTTCTTTCTTCTAACCATTCATCTTCTGACATATTAAATATGTATTCATAAACGTACTTATCAGAAACAAGTTTTGAATCTTTCATTGCAACTGCTAATTGAATTTTTTCATTCATTAATGCAACTTTTTGTTGATCATAAATAATTGAAGGTGGAGTTAATGCTAATTCAAATCCAATTAAATCTTCTCCCTCAAACCCTTGTGCATATAAATGAACAATTGCAATTTTTGCTAATTCAGAAACAATAATTTTTTGTACACGTTCTATTGTTCTGGCAAATCTAATATCCATTGATGCTAATGTCGTTTTTCCTTCAACTCCTTCATCATATCCTAAAAATGGCTTTGGAATCTTTAAAGCAGCCATCATTTTATTTTTTACATATTCAATATCATCAATACCGGTAAACTGCATACCTGGTAATGTATCTATATTTGTTTGACTATTTCCTCCACGTACAGGAAGATAATAATCTTCTAACATGTTATTTAAATTAAATTTTAAATTATAATTTCCAGTATTTTTATCAACATATGGAACTTTTTTCATTTTATTGATAATTGTTTCCATAAATGAATCTACTTCATTTGGCGGAATATTACCAATATCAACTTTGAATATTCGTTTTTCTGGAGCTCTCATAATTCTATGAATAAGCATTGCGTCTTCTAACATTGATAATTTTTGAAATTCTTGTCTTGCACCTTCTAACATTGATCTACCATATGGCAAGAAATTTGAATCTGATAACATTCTAAAATGTGCTATTTCAAATACATCATATTCTAATTGTTCTGTAATAGAATGTCTAAATTTAATATCATATTCTCCTGATTCAGGATCAAATTCTTCTAATCTTTCAACTTCATATGCCGATAATGGTCTAGTATTAATTATACCAATTCCATCTGATATGTCTAATTTTAAAAAGAAATCACCATATTTACAAATATTTCTAACCCATGGCCACATATTAAATTCAATATTTAAAACATCATAAAATAAATTATGCAATATTTTTTGAATATGAGTTTTATTAGTTTTTATTGAAAGTATTTCTCCAAATTGATCTTCTAATGTTGATTCGTCAGAATATATGTCTAATGCAGATGAAATAATAGGATCTTTATCCATCATTTCATAATCAGTATATAATTGTTTTCTATTTTGTTGAGAATAATAATTTGAGTCATACCCACCATAAGCTGATCCATATGAACCATAACCATGGCGATTTGATCCGTGTAATCTAGAATAACGGTCAGTTATTTTTGTTTGTGCAATATTACCAACAGATTGTAATCTATTTGTATCAACTACACGAAGTTTTTCTTTACCGTACTTTCTAACTACTACATTTGTACGAAATAAATTTTGTAAACGTTTTCTTAACGACGCCATAATTTTATCTTTAATTTATTATAAATATATCTAACTACAGAAGCCAGGTTAAATTTTCATTATCTTGACCATTATTCCAATCCCAAAAAGTATCTGGTCTTTGATCTTTGTTAGTATATAAAGTAGTATCTGTTTTTTGAAATTGTGATAATGCTCGTTTATTTAATGCAATTCCTTGTTGTCTCAATTTTAAACTTGTATCACGTAACCATAACGCAATTGCAAAACTCATAACCAAATCATCATTATATCCTACTTGTGCTTGAGCTTTACTATTTAACCAAACAAAAACAAATAATTCTTGTATTAATCTTTTAGAACGTATAGTTGGACTTTTTTCACGCATATACATTTCTAATGCTGATATCATTAATGGTCTTGTTCTTGATGTAGTTGAAACGCCAGGAACCATTTGTGACTTATCTTTAGTATCATATCCTTTTCTTAACTGAACATCTAAATCTACATAACCATCATTTTTATAAGTATAAAATAAATTTTCATAACTTCTGTCTAATGCTGGTTGAATAGCTGCCCATCCAATATTTGCATTTTCTATAGCTAGCAATGCATTATTCCATTCGGTAGCTACTGTTACTAACATGTTACCAAAATCTTTAGGTGGTAGCTTACCTTTATATTCTGCAACTTGAGTTATAGTTTCAACATCAATTACATGGAATGCTGACCAATCAGCTCCGTCACCTCGAGCAACGTCTGCAACTATTATATAATTTTTTGTATAATCTGGATACTCCCATATCCAATACCCATTATCATATCCACGTTTTTCAACTGGCTCTTCACATTTTAATTCATATTCTTGTAATATTAAACCATCAACAACTGTATGTCCAGAAGAAATAAAATCACAATCACATTCTTGTGCTGCACCTCTTTCTCCTAATAATTGTGTTTGTTCATCTCTCCATGATTGATCACGCTCTGGGTGTAACTTCCAATCCAATTTAATTGTTTGAAATCCATTAACGCCAGTTTCTGCATCTGCCCATGTTTGATGAAACCAATTACCAATACCATTCGGAGTAGATAAAACAATAGCTCCTCCACCAGTTGATAACGTTGCTTGAGAAGCTACCCATATCTCTTCAATATTTCTAATAAATGCAGCTTCATCAACTATTAATAATGATAATGCTTCTGATCGTGCTCCTGTTGATGCACTTGATATTGCTTTTATTTGAGAACCATTTGCAAATTTCAATGATAATTTATTATTAGTAACTATATTTGTTTTTAGCCAACTTGGTAAATTTTCATTCATTATTTGAACTTTGCTTACTAAGTTTTTAGCAACGTCTTGAGTAGTTGCTATAACTAAAACATTGAAGTCTTCATTGAATAACATTGACCATAAAGCATACCCTGCTGACAATGTGGATATTCCTAACTGTCTTGATTTAAGAATAACATTGTATCTGTTGTTTTGTAATGTAGTTAATGATTCTTCTTGAAAAGGAAATAAATTAAATTTAATTTTACCTTTTGTAGGATGTTGAATATAACAATACTGTCTCATAAAATATACAGGATCTTCTGCACATTTTTTGTATTGCTCACGAATTATTATTTTTATATCTTGCTTACCGCTCATTGAACTACTTCAACGATCATCTTTCCTGTTAATATTGCTGTTAATATTCCAGTGCCAAACCATATGGCTTTATGATCATACCATTTTGGTTTTAAATATTTTTCTCGTTCTATATACAAATTAATATTGTCATGTAATAAATTTATTTTTTTATCCATATATATTATTTCAACAGAATCTAGTTTTACAATTGTTTCTAGTTCATATATCAATGTTTCTTGTTGTGAAATTATTTCATTGTTAATAGAATCTAAATAATACAAAGAATCTAATGTTTCTGAAATATCAATAATTTCATCACTTGTAAAACATGTATCAGGCATTTGTCCAAATAACATCAAAGGCCATACATATATTATAATAAAAAATTTTTTCATTTCCTAGTTCTTTTTCTAATATTTGCAGCTGCAGACTTTACTGCTTCTTCTTTTGATTTAACTACTCGTTTGGGTTTTGGAGCAGATTTTTTTGATTTAGTTTGTTGGATCTGCTTTTTTGTAGTTGATACTTTTGTTTTAGCTGCTGTTTTTTGTTTTTGTATTTCTTCAATCTTGCCATCTAATTTACTTATATTTTTATTGTTATCATCAATTTTCTTTTTTGCTACTTCTGCTTTTTTTGAATTATTTTTTTTAGAAAAAATAAAAAATATTCCAAATATTGCAGCTATAGCTCCTACTATAAGTTTCCAGTATTTTTTAATCATTAGCTTCCTTTGTTTTATTTAAGTTTTTTAAAAATTTCTTTTTAAACTTTTTGAATTGTTGTTCTACTGTTTTTTCAAATTCATCAGGAGTCATTTTAGCTTTCCATGTTTCTAATTGTCCGTCAGCGTTAGCTACAGTTGAATAATCTTCTGTATATACTTGTTTTAAATGTTCAACGTCTTGTTCGGCTCGCTTTAACCAAGCAACTGCGTTATCATAAGTTTTCTTTTGAACATAATCATCATATTTGCCTTCTTTTTGTAAATTATGTTCCATATCTATTACACAATCATAACACATTCCATGAATCTTTCTCATTCTTTCATCTAGATGATTATATGATGATTTACAACATTTTTTTTGACAATTTGGATATGAATTTAAATATTGTCGTACTTCAGCTGCTACTGAATTTTTTGGCTTTTTAACACGAAATCCATTTTTTTGTTCTATAGTATATGCAATACCATTTATTTCTTCATCCCATATATCACCTACTTCACGTTTTTTATTTTTCTTTGCTTTGTGTTTAGCATCTGAAAAACCTATAGATTTTTTTGTTTGGAATTTATGGGTACCATCAAGCATTTGCTTGACAGCTTTTATATTTTGTAACTTTTTTGACATGATGTTTATTTTATATTTATTATCCTAAATCGGATGGATCCATTTTTTGTAATGATCTATCAACTAATCTTTTTAATAATGCTAAAAATTGTATTTTTTGTTTTCCATTTTTATCATCTAATGTCATTTTAATAGCATCCATTAACAATTGTATTTGAAGTAATGTTCCTGGTTTTTGTTTCATTGCTTCAACAAATTTTGAAACTCTTGGATCTCCGGTACCGGGGTCTTCTGGAGCCGGCTCTTCTGCAGGTGGTTCTTCTGGAGCAGGTTCTTCTGCTGCATCTGGCTCTGGCGCAGGTTCTGGCTCTGGCATTGGTGTTGGAGCAGCGTCAGCTGGTTCGGTTGGTGCTTCTGGTGCTGGAGCAGGTTCTGGAGTATCTGCAACTGGCTCTTCTGGTGTATCAGTTGGTTCATCTTCTTCTTCTGCTTGTTCAGATAAAAATTTAACAACTTTTCTTTTAACAATTTCTCTAACTAATTTTTCTTTTTGTTCTTTAGTTAATTTTTCTATTTGTGTCATATATCCACCATCTTTTTTTGATAAAGTATCAATTAATTCTTTTGCATCTTCTTCTTGATGTTTAACTAACTGTTTCAACGCTTTTTCAGGCATTTTAGGATCACCATCTTCTAAGTCTTTTGTAACATATATTCTGTCAGAATCTTTTACTTTTGGTACCATATTTTCTACGTCATCAATAACTTCTTTGTCATCTTTTCTTGGAACTTCAGGTAATGCTTCACCTGATGCGTTTGGTACCATACCTTCTACTTCTTTATCGATTGTATAATCTTTTAAGTCTTTTCTTGCTTTATGCTTTTCATTTTTTGGTTGTTTATGTTTTCCCATTACAATGTCCTGTTATATTATTTTATATAAATATTATCTAGAATACTTTAATGTTCCTAATATTTGATTTATAGGAGCAAATGCTCCAGTTAGTTTATAAGTATTACCTCCATATACAAAAACAATTCCTTCTACTGGAACTATTTTTTCAAATCCGCCTAATCTTTTTATTTTGTCTAACTGCGTTTTTAATAATGCCATTTTTGATATATCACCGGTAGATCTTAAATCTCTAATTACTTGTGCAATTTCTTTTCTAATATCTTGTACAGCAGCTGCAGGATTTGGTGCTAA